CACTTCTTATTTCTACATTCTCTCCCATTCCTCCACCACCGTTTCCACCGCCATTACCACCACCATTACCATTTCCACCATTACCGTTTCCATTACCATTGCCATTTCCATTGCCGTTCTTACCATTACCATTTCCATTTTTCTTATCTGATTCTGGACGCAAAAATCCACCATATCCCACTCTATAACCCGTAGGAATTTTCTTGCACTTTTGATCAGTATTACAATAGTAATAACCTGGTTTACATTTTTTCATGATTATTAATCACTCTTGTCTTTATTATTTAGAAAACCCTTTTTCAACATCTTTGACAACTCAGAAGTTGATCCAACAAATAAAGCATTGTTAGTCACACTACTTGGACTTTTTGGAGAGTCTTCATCCAATTCTTTGACTTTCTTCTGCAAATCAACCAACTTATCAGTTGTATCTGCAACAGACTTAATTAATTGTCCTGCAACTTCATATGCTCTTGGACTTGCAGTTTCACCAGCAACTTCCATGATTCCATTAATTGCTTCTTGACCCTTTTCAATTAAAGAATATAAATTACCTCTTGTGTATGAATAATCTTTTTCAACATCTTCAATCTTCTGCAACTGATCCTTGTCAACAGGAGTTGCATCTACATTCACTATTTCATTTTTAGAGTTTTGATTATCCATGATTAGACATCTTTTTGTTGTGTGGGACTGTAAGTCTTACCATCAGAGAAGAACGAAGTTGTTTCACTAAATCCAAAATCATCATCAGGACCTGCTGTGACTGGATCTGGTTCAACAGTGTATCTTACTTCACGTTTCGCAGTCTTCGTATTCGTATTCGCAGCCATGTCAACTTGAACTTTCTTGATAATACCCTCTGAGGATGATGGTACAGGTCCGAACAAGTATGTTTTTGCTGTAAATCCTAATGTATATATTAATGCCCTTCTTGTTGCAAAATCTCCTTCATAATCATCTTGGAAATTCATTGAGTCCAGTATGATTGGTATATCTCTCTTTTCACCAATTGCATTTACTAAATCAACTGTTAGATTGAAAGATGGTTGAAAGTATGGTAATATCTGTTCTACAATTTGCAATGCATCATCATTTAATTTTGCAAGAATATTTAATTCAAAACCAATATTATATGGCACAGGCATGAAAACCTTTTTTAAATTGGTGCCATCGGATGCCTTGAATGATTGTGTCACTCCAAGTTTTCTTGCAGAATCATACTGTATTGATGTCATCTCAAATGACATTCTTGGTAATGTGATTGCGATTGGTTTATTTAAATCTGCCTGTTGCTCTAATCTTGCAAGAAACTTTTGAGAAGGACCGTATGCCAATGGAACTTTTAATTCACTAAAAGTTGTTCCATCAGCATTATCGTGTCTGATGTTTATATCATTAAACAAAGTTCCAAACGATATAATCGTCTTTCTTATAATTTCATGATAGTAGTAAGTTCCTAACATTAAAATGTACCAAATGGATTGCCTTCTGAAAAATCAATTATGTCGTCTGCTGCGGTTTCAATTTCAGTTGCCTTATCATATTTATCATTGAATCCATCAGATAGAGTCTTATCAACAGCATATTGAGCACCTGATGATTGTCCAACTACAAGTTCACCTGAATTAAAGTCTTTGTCTGTGGAACCTAAATTAAGAATCTTATCGTCTAAATCCCACTTCTTAACTCTTCCTTTTGCACCAGAAATTGAACCAACCACAAGTTCTCCAAACTGATAAGTTCCAATACCACTTATGATTGAAGGACTTGAGACTGAGATAGTTGGATTTGAGGTGTAACCTATACCTGCATCTGAAATTAATACTCTTGAAATTGTATTGTTTATAGCGTCAACCTGAACAACACCTGTTGCTGTTCCGACTCCTGATGCTGGTGTTTCTATTGTAACTGTAGGTGCAGTATCTGATGTATATCCATCGCCATCATCAGATATTGTGATACTACCAATACCTGCAGAACTAGTCACAAGGACTGAAGTTGCAGCGGCACCTACACCAAACGTAGTTGAACCAATACCTGCGATTGTTGATAAGAAACTGTTAATTGTGATTGTTGGAGCAACAGTATATCCTGAACCTGGATTTATAAGTAGTATTTCTTTAACTGAAGATACGTCACCGACAGATGTTGTAATTGCAACTGCTGTGGCATTCACTCCACCTGCAGGTGCTGGTGTAATTGAAACAGTTGGAACTTTTGTATAACCAAAACCATCGTTTGTAAGTTCAATTTTTCGAATGTATCCCGAAACTGTACTCACACCTAGACTTGCTGTTTTACCAACTGAAACAACCGATAGACTTGTAATATAACCAAAATCCTGCATCTCATCATCAACATCTTGTGTGATTGTCTCAAGAGCATCACCTGATATGTTGCCAAGTTCATCTTCAAGTTCGAATAGTTCACATTTCAGTTGATAAACATAATTTTTACCTAACTGATAAAAAGGTTGTTCGTGTTCTACAAATTTAATTTCAAATACTCTCTGACCTAATGGGAAGAATATTAAATCTCCTTCACAAGGTCTTGTTGCAACTTCTCTTTCACTTGCTGGTAGGTCTGCTAGAAATGTACTTATAAAATCTTCGAATCTTTCTTTTGATATTGTAACTGTCAACTCATCTTTCAAACTCATTCCAAACTTAGTCATTATATCACCAGCACCTGTATATCCTTCATAGGTATTGATATATGCTTCAATCGCATAGTTGTCATTAAATGTTGATGATTGAACTTCTGTTAAGATTTCATCTTTTGATAAAATTTTTCTTGGTAAGTAGATTACATCTACACCATAAATTTGCAACTGTTCATTGATTAAACTCTGAACAAGTCGTTGCTCACTTTGTGATCCTTGTAGAAAAAAGGGATTTAATGCCATTTGTCATCAACCAATAAAATCAAGAGGTGGTGTCTCATATTCAAGTTGCATTCTTTGTCTAATATTTTCCAAATCTCTCTCACCATCTTCATATATTTCTCTACCATTTAATTCAATTCCACCTGCAAGTTTTACACCTCTAAACTTCATTAAGTTTTGCCCCCACTGTCGTTTAATAAGTGCAGTCAGATATAATTTTAAGAAACTATCATTATATACACCAGTGAACGTATCTGGGTCTAAAATTCTTTGGCAATCAAGAACTATAAAATCATTTGGTTGTAGAGAATTGTAATCAGTATCCAAATATAAACGATTTTGTCTTTTATTGAATCTGATTTGTTTTTCAGGACTTAATAGAAAATCAATATCTTCAAGATAAGTTTTTGTCATTGAATAATGCAATAGTTCAACAGAGTTAAAATAATACAAATCATTTAAAAACAATTGATACTTGATACTAAACATACCACCAGAGATGGTGCTTGAATCAAATCTAAATATTTTTTCTATTCCTATGACTGAATCTGGAACTTGAATGAAATTGGAATTTTCAAAAAAGTTATTAGTCATATCAGCCATACCACTCACTGTTGTTGATATTCCTGAAGTAGTAACTATTCCAACACCAGCAGTTCCATTTGCCCTACCACGATTTATATCTTCTTCTGTAAACTTATACTTTAAATACATTCTCTCAACACCATCAAAATGACGTTCATTGAAGATTTGTAGAGCATCATCAACTAAGTCATCTATTTGATCATCATCGACATTTATTTCCAATACAGGAGCACCTAATCTCCTTAAAGAGTAATCTATTAATTCTTGTCTACTACTTGGTTTTGCCATTAATACGTGCCTCCATCGATCAATCCAGCAGTGAGTGTTCCGGTAATATCCGCAGTTCCACCAACAGTAAAGTTGTTAGTTACGTTAGAAGTTGCAGCAGTTAAAATACCAGTGATGTTTCCATTTCTGGCATTGAATTCGTCAAATCTTAAGTCATCACCAACGTATAGATCACCACCTACAAAAAGGTCGTTTACAGTTGTAACAATTCCAATGAATGACGAAACACCTGCAATATTTAGTTGTTTTGCAAATAATGTGGGTGCTGTGACTGTTGTGATTCCATTTAAGGTTGTCAAACCATCAATGGTTACAATGTCCTTGAAAAAAGATTCTCCAAAAAACGTGGAGACACCCGACATTCCAGCAACTTCACCGACTGAAAGTTGGGAAACCGAAGCAATACCACCAACTACGTTTATAGCAGTATCAGCACTTATTGAACCACCAGAGGCAGCAGCAATAACTTTAACAGCATTTGTTTGTCCGACACGGGCTTTGATACTATCTCCGCCTACACGAACTTTGATGTTTGCCATTAACGGGTTACTCCTTCTCGAACTAACACATTTCCTTCAACGACCGTTTGTTTATTAGAATCTTTTGTAATAACAATATCATATACATAACGACCAGGTTTTAATGTAGCAGTTTGAGATGCGGTAAGACCTAGTATAATTTGCCCAGATGTAAGTGGATCTTGAAAATTAACCGTGAAGGCAGTTGCAGTTGAACTACCAGCATGTTTTCTCATCTGCGCAGCACCAGAGTATCCAGTTAAATTGAACGCTGAATTAGTAGTAGCAGATTCTAAAGTAAAAGTTTCAGAAAATGTAGTTCCTGAGTTAATTACAATATTCGATACAAATACGGCCATCTATCATCAATACTATTATTTACTATTTATGACTAAGTTAATCCCCTCCTTTAATTCTTTTAATGCATCTTTAATATCTTGAATGTCACTCTTCATCTGATCCATTTCATTTTTTTTCTTTTCAGATGACTTAAGACTACGGACATAATTATCATACGCAACCTCATCACAATTGATGATTGCACCCGATTTTTCATCACGGTAAAGATTTTTATGTCCTTCAACTCTTATCATCTGACAGCAATGGTTCTTAAATCTTTAAGTCTAGGGGGTCTTGCCTGATTCGTACCAGACATCACTATCTTAATCATATATCCTGTAAATTCTGGTAGATTTTCCGCAGTAAATTGATACTCTAGAAATTCATTATCCAAACTTGCAGGTACAAATACATCTGGTCTACCATCATTTTTTGAAGGATCAATTACTAAATTTCCAAAACCATCTTCAGTTGTGTCTATTAGATTTTTATAACCAGGAAATAGTTCAAACCTTACTTCATTGTCACCATCATCAGGTTTTTTCAAAGCATATAATACTCTGAAATCAGCACTCTCATCTCTGTAAGCAGAAATTAAAACTTTCAATGAAGTTGCAGGTTTAACTAAATCAACCATTGTTGACACATATGTCGCTGAGTGTGGATCATTTACGATGTTGTCAACTCTTGAATCATTTGAATAATCCTCGGCACCCACTGGGTTATTAAGACGATGATTAATTAATTCAACAAATGCAGTATCCGTCCTAATAACTGGTGATAATGTAGAGGATTCTGATTTACTTAATGTAAGATTCACTGTCAAAGATTTATTTCTTGGCAAATTATTAAGATATGCATCTTCATTAATCTTAGAAGCAACTAAACGTGGAGTTGAGAACTCATTATATTGATTAATTTCTACTGACTCAAATCCCTGATCAACAAAGGACTCTTCAGAACCACCAACACTTGTACCAGAAATAGTTCTGATTGTTGCGGTTGTATTAGTGTCAGAACCAGGATTTAGTAAACTGAATGTTGGGACAGCAGCACCATACATTAGATTCGTTGATGAGTGAACATTATCACCACCTACAAATCTTTTTTCATTGAATGATAATGCAGGTGCAGGTCCAACTGCCAAAGTAGCATCTGCACTTCTATCAGTTCCATTTGCACTACTATCTATTGTAATATTGTATGAATCAATTCCAATACCTGATGAGTTTACTGATTTTTCTATACCATTGATTCTTCTCAATGAAACACCACTTATTTCATATTTTTGTAATTCAACAGCGTTTACTTGACCGTGAGGTTGAGCAACTGTATTATCAACACCTCTCACAAGGTTATTGAGTGTATTTGAACCCACTCCATTATAAGAGATAATTTCATTACCCAATTTAATATAACCTAAATTAGATGCACCAACTGGGACTCCCTCAAAGAATGCAAATTTACTTGTGTGTGCTGAACCAACTTCTAATTGAGTATCAGATGCAGATATGCTTCCAATCAAACTTGTAATCTCCGTATCAGGTGTAATACCTTTAACAATAGTTTTGTTTCTGAAAGAATACTCACCATGTTCAAAATCTTGAACTGTTAATGTTTGACCATCATTTGGTGCTCCTTCAGGAGTGTAACTCAATATCTTGTATGTTGATAAACCAACAGTTCCACTTGCAACATCGCTGTCACGATAATTCAATGATTGATCAACTG